GGGCTGTTGAAATCGCTGTTGATAAAAATGTATCTCTCAGAAAAGCGGATCTCAGAAAAGCGGATCTCAGCAAAGCGCATCTCAGCGGGGCGAATCTCAGCGGGGCGGATCTCAGCTGGGCGGATCTCAGCGGTGCGGAGCTCAGCGGGGCGAATCTCAGGGATGCGTATCTCTACGGTACGAATCTCAGCGGGGCGAATCTCCGCTGGGCGGATCTCAGCGGTGCGGATCTCAGCGGGGTGGATCTCAGCGGGGCGGATCTCAGAGGGGCGCATCTCAGCAAAGCGGATCTCAGCAAAGCGTATCTCAGCGGGGCGAAACAATGATCGAAATCAAAAACAGATATAACGGGGATATGCTCTTTTCGGTAGAAGCACCTTCGTTGAAAAGGGCTGTTGAAATCGCTGTTGATAAAAATGTATCTCTCAGAAAAGCGGATCTCAGAAAAGCGGATCTCAGCAAAGCGGATCTCAGCGGGGCGGATCTCAGAGGGGCGCATCTCAGCAAAGCGGATCTCCGCGGGGCGAATCTCCGCGGGGCGAATCTCCGCTGGGCGGATCTCGGCTGGGCGGATCTCATATGCGCGTATCTCAGCGGTGCGGATCTCAGCGGGGCGCATCTCAGCAAAGCGGATCTCCGCTGGGCGGATCTCAGAGGGGCGCATCTCAGCAAAGCGGATCTCAGCAAAGCGGATCTCAGCGGGGCGAATCTCCGCTGGGCGGATCTCAGCGGGGCGAATCTCAGCGGGGCGAAACAGTGAGCAAATTTAAAGACGAGGCTTTTACCGATCAGGAACCGGCAGAAGCATTCGACCCAGATCCTGAATATAACAATCCTGATACTCACGGCCTTGGGATTGCCCACCTGGCAGAAGCACTATCCTCCGCTCAAGGCGAGATTGAAGACGCTCATAAAGATAAGTCGGGTTACGGTTACAAGTACGCCGATCTATCTCAAGTCCTGTCTATAGCACGCCCTGTGCTGTCAAAACATGGCCTTGCGGTTACTCAACTTCTCGGCGGTGCTGGGGATCGGGTGTCGATAACCACCATATTGATGCACAAGTCAGGCGAGTTGATCTCTACCCGCTCGTCTATGCCTGTACACATAAGCAAGGGCATGTCCCACGCCCAAGCGGTAGGATCGATTTCAACGTATCTTCGTCGTTATGCTTTGAGCGCCATTGTGGGAATCACGCAGGCGGATACAGATGCATCAAGCAATACAGAAACGGATCTCGACAAGCTATACAACAATGAACCACCGGCCAAGATTCCAAAAACTTCAGCAGGCTTTCAGAAGCCTTTACCCGATCCTAAAATCATTAAAGCCTTGATGGCCTGCGAGGATATGGGAACCTTAGCGGAAATGTGGGGGAAATTGGACAAGTCCCAACACAAACTTTATGCCGAAGTAAAGGAACAGCGAAAGGCTGAACTTCAAGCGGATGAATCCGAACAACAACAGGCGAAGTTGTAATGATCCATGGTGCTGCGGCCTGTTCGTGTCAGGTAGAAAGAGAGTTGCCAGTTCAGTAGTGCCTTAGCGGGCCAGAACTGGACAGCCGGTGAGAAGCCGGCCAGCACCACCTAATGAGGAAATGAGTAATGCGCCCTTGTGAGTTACCAGTAGAAACAACCGCTGGCGTTTTCACGCCATCAGACATTAACGCCCTTGCGTCTAGTGTTGCAGGTCTTTGCCGTGTAATTATGGAATTGAACTCGATAGATGAAGTGAAAGAACTTTGCGTGGCCGTAGAAGATAACTGGAAACGATTTATGGAATCTGCTTAACCAATCCGGCCAGCACTACCTAACTGAGGAAAGACTAATGAACGTATTTTTTGACTGTGAAACTACCGGAACTGATCTTGCCTGGGTAATCGATGATATCAAGATCGAGCCACCTGGTAATTACAAAAAGCCCGAATCTATCCAGAAATGGATGGACGAAAACGCCGAACGAGTAAAGCAAGAACAGATCGCAAAGACGGCGGTGGATACCTCGTTAGCTCAGATCGTTTGCATTGGTTATGCAATAGGCGATAGTCCAGTCGAGACATTAACCGGCCCTGAATCGGTAATCTTAGAGGAATTCTTCAAAGATCTTTCTGGATTAATACATATCACATTGATCGGCCATAACATCATCAGTTTTGATATTCCTTTGATCTATCACCGATCCATAATAAACGGCATTCAGCCAAACGGTGCTTTTCATATGGCCTACAAACCCTGGGATGGACGATGCTTTGACACAATGACGGAATGGGCAGGTAGCCGAGATCGAATACCCTTAGACAAGCTTTGCAAGCTTTTGGGACTACCAGGTAAAGGCGATGTTGACGGCTCTCAAGTCCCTCAGATGTACGCTGACGGGCGCATTGACGAAATAAGGACTTATTGCGCCCAGGATGTTGAAAGGGTTAGATCAATTTATCATAGGCTTAAATGAAAACGCTAAAATACTACTTTTACAGAATGCAGTTCCATTGTGCCCCATATTTGGGGTTGTCGTTTCCTACGCATGTAGACATTGAATTATCTGCCAAGTGTAACCTGCGCTGTGTTATGTGTGCCTATGGGGATGGAAGTTTTGATGAGAGTCGTCAGGGAATGATGTCGTGGAGTAGAGCTATATTGGCCGTTTCTCAGGCTAGTAGGGGGGGGGCTAAGTCTATAAAATTCAACTTCCGAGGCGAGCCTGGTTTATCTCCATATCTTGTTGAGTGCGTTTACAGTGCAAAAACTTTGGGGTTTATAGAGATAGCAATCAACACCAACCTATTGGCTTTCAGCCAGCGACGATTGAAAGAACTTTGTGATGCTGGCCTTAATTTGATGATCGTCAGCATTGACGGTGCGACTAAAAAAGATTACGAGAAAATCCGGGTTAATGGGGATTGGAACAAGTTGCTTGATAATCTTCGTTATGTTGTTTCTCTTAAAAAGCGGCCCAGAATCCGTTTGCAAATGGTTGTGCAGAAAGACAACCAAGAAACCACAGACGCATTTCGCCGATTGTTTGAACCTTATTCTGATGAGATAGTATTTCAGATAGAAAGATCGGACAACAGCGGGAAACGGAAACGATGTCCTCAATCGTGGCAACGGCTGATTGTCGGCTGGGATGGAAATGTCTTCGGCTGCTGTAATCAGTGGGGGACCGAGTATGTCTTGGGGCAATTTCCAAAACGATGCCTATATGTCCTTTGGAACAGCGAAAAAGCCAAACATCTTCGGAAACTTGCCAAACACCCGGATCGCGGCGAACCTTGTAAATCTTGCACTATAGGATCTTCGTATAAATGAAATGGGTTAAATGGATGCTAGGTATTCTTTATCAAGCAATATTCAGGAATTGTTATACAACAACGTGCCGGTGTTGTAGCGCCAATTTACATAACCCTGGTGGCTATGGAATTCCATTCGTCGGTCCTGGTTTTTGCGGGAAATGCTTTCGGAGGATTATGAAATGAAAAAAGTCAGCGTAATAATCACTTGCCGCAATTATGGACAGTATCTGCACGAGTGCATTAATTCTGTAGTCAACCAAACTTACAAAAACACTGAAATAATTGTCTATGACGATGCCAGCGATGACGAAGAAACCATCAAGGCAGTAGATAGAATCCCTGGTTATATTCGAGTGATCTACGGACAAGTTAAGGTAGGTTTAGCGGGCGCTTGTAATAATGCCCTGACTGTCGCCACAGGTGACTACATATTCCGCCTTGATGCAGACGACTATTTACATCCTAATTGCCTCGAAATTATGGTGACTTTTCTTGAGGCAAACTCAGAGATTGGTGCCGTCTATTCCGATTTTTGGCGCGTTGATGAAGACGAGTCCGTATTAACTGAACAGCCAGATAATGAGGTTCCTTTGGGGTCTTGCGTGCTTATAAGAAAAGAGGTGTTTTCCGCAATAGGTTCCTACAACGAAAGCCTTGAATATCAGGAAGATTACGAATTCTATCAGCGATTAATAAAAAAATTCCCAGCATCAACAATACATCTGCCTCTGTGGTATTACAGAATCCACCATAAACAGATGACGAAGGCCCACAACGCTAGAATGAGAATTAGACAGCTTATCTCTAAAGGCCCCAAAGTCTTAACAGTCATTCCCGCTCGTGGTGGATCTAAAGGCGTTCCACGAAAGAACCTGTACAAGCTTGCGGGCGTTCCTCTCGTTACCAGGGCCATAAGAATGGTAAAAGAATCAGGAATTGATACGCTGATTGTCGTTAGTACCGAAGACGAGGAAATCAAGGAAGTTGCCGAGAAAGAAGGCGTCAAGGTAATTTCAAGGCCACAAGAATTGTCCCGCGATGAAGTGTCTACTATTCCAGTGGCAATCGATGCAATGCACCAGATGGATCTTGACGGCTGGCAAGCGGATATTATTATCAGTGTTCAACCTACATGCCCTTATACACCACCGGAAGCTCTCAAACGAGGGTTAAAGCGAGTTATTGAAGACAACATAGTTTCCGCAGTGAGTGTTGCAGAAATAAAGGGAACACATCCTTATAGAGCCTATAAACTAACCGTTGAAGTTTCTGCGCCGCCATTTGACGACGTTCTTCTTCGTGCGCTATTCCCGAAGGAATCCGAGAAATTCTTACAGCGCCAAGACAGACCCACATTCTACGGATTTACAGGTGGCTTTTATATCAGGAAGCGACACTTGTTAGAGTCTTGGTCGGGTGAAGATTATGCAATAGGAGAAAACTGTGCAGGGATCGTCGTTCCAGACTTTGCTGCTGTAGACATAGATACAAAACTAGATGTTTTCCTGGCTGAAACTATTTTAGAAAGGGGCGACCATGTACTTGATAGCTGAGATAGGAACCAATCATAACGGCGATCATGAAACCGCCGTTAAATTGGTGGAATCTGCAATTAATGCTGGCGTTGACGCAATTAAAATGTCATTGATCGAGGCCGATCAAATAGCCCTAAAGTCTTCGCCACAGTGGAAACGATTTAAATACCTTGAACTTGCTGAGGAGACTTTTGAAGTCTGTACAAACCTTGCTCACGCAAAAGGTGTGGATGTCATCATTGCGCCCTTCGGTGTAGACCTTGTTCCAAAGGCTATTCAATGGGCGGACAAACTCAAAATTGCTAGTGGTGAATTGACAAACGACGATCTATTGAAAGCGTGTCATCAGTCAGTTTTACCGTGTATCCTTTCCACAGGGATGGCAGACGTTGACGAAATTTGCCATGCCGTTGAAATACTCAAACCCGAAGTAGTTATGCATTGTGTGAGTTTATATCCAACTAAAGATAATGAGGCAAATCTTCGGCGAATTACCAGGCTTAATTGGGTTTTTGATGTAGGTGAATCAAGTTCAATCGGCTATTCGGATCATACGCGGGATATATTTGCATGTGTTATCGCGTGTGCACTTGGGGCAACAACAATAGAAAAACACTTTAACATCGCGGGAAATGATTGTGTTGATAAATACATTTCCTGTGGGCCTGATGATTTCCGTCGATTGCGATTGCAACTAAGACGAGTAGAAGCAATGTTGAAAGTGAATGCTGATTTTGATTTAGTAAATAGAGCAAAACTACGTCGCGGTCCCAGTGGGCTTCGAGGCGATTATAGGGGGAATTTATAATGCGAATTATGGTTTTAGGTGCCGCGGGGTATTTAGGCTGGCCGACTTGCATGTACTTTGCCAGAAAAGGACATGATGTTTTAGGGCTTGATAACGGCTATAAGAACGCTATTGAGTATGATTGTAATATCAAGCAATTGCGCCCTCAGCACAGTTTGTTCCGCGAAGCCAGGCGGCAGGGCTTGCGCCTATGCCAGGACAACCTTAATAATCTCGGTGGGATTGCTGGCGACGCATCAAAGCCTGAGCTTGTTGATGCCATCAACGACTGGAAACCAGATACTATAATTCATTATGCTGAACAGCCTTCAGCACCTTATTCCATGATGGGTGTACGTGAATGCGTTGATGGGTACATGAACAACATCGCCACCACTCTGAATATCCTGTGGGCTATCAAAGACACAGATATCCATCTAGTTAAATTAGGGACGATGGGCGAATATGGAACGCCTGAAATAGACATCGAGGAAGGGTGGTTAGACGTAAACCATAAGGGCAGAACGGCAAGACTTCCTTACCCGAAGCTACCTGGCTCTTTTTATCATGCGTCAAAAGTCGCAGACTCAACCAACATAGAATTTGCCTGTCGGGCTTGGGGAATTCGCGCTACTGATCTCAACCAGGGTGTTGTATATGGCGCGGAAACTGAAGAAACCAAGTTACACCCAGATTTGCATACGTCTTTTCATTATGATGCAATCTTCGGAACATGCGTTAATCGATTCATTGCCCAGGCGTGCGTGGGGCAGCCTCTAACCGTCTACGGAAAAGGCGATCAAACAAGGGGCTGGCTGAATATCAATGATACGCTGAAATGCGTAGAACTGGCTATAAATCACCCTGCCGATCCAGGCGAATTCCGGATTTTCAATCAGTTTACCGAAACCCTAAGCGTTAACGATATTGCAACCCGCATATCCAAGCTTACCGGCTGTGAGATACAGCATATCGACAACCCAAGAGTAGAAAAAGAAAAACATTACTACCACGCGGAAAATAGCGGGTTGCTTAGTCTCGGCCTAGATCCAATTCTTATGGATGACGAGGTTTTGTCCTCAATGATCGAATATGTGGATAAATATAAAGACAACATTGACCTTCATTCACTTATGCCAAAGGTAAACTGGAAATGAATATTGTCACCGGGTACAAGGGATTCATTGGTGGTGCGCTTTATCAGCGACTAAAACGAGACAATAAACAGCTTAAAGGGTATGAGCATAATGCCATACCTATTGTTGAGTGCATTTCTACAATCTATCATCTCGGCGCTATTGCAGGGATAGCCGACTGCAAAAGCAAACCCTTAGATTGCATAACGTATAATATCGAAAGCACAGCCGATTGGGTAGAGATTGCCGGAAGATCAGGTTCCCGCCTGGTATTCGCGTCAACCTGTGGACTCTACGGGGATCACCTTTATGGGATCTCTAAGCTGGCCTGTGAGCGAATCATCAAAGATCACGCCGAAGATCGCTCTTGTATTCTAAGGCTTGCCAACGTCTATGGCCCTGGAAGTCTTCACAAAAACTCCTTGGTAGCCAAAATGTGCAAGGATGCTCTAAAGACTGGGGTTATAAAAGTTCATGGTGACGGGCAACAAACCCGCGATTTCGTACATGTAGATGACGTTGTTTCCGCGTTTCTGAATGCACCGCGAACCGGAACCTATATGGTATCGACAGGAATACCGACTAAAGTTATAGATATAGCAGAGTTGATCGCAGCAAATACTGGTGCAGAGATAGTATTCAAGACGGTGGAACCGGAAGTGCCTCCAAGGCCAGCGCCACCCGTTCCTTGGTTCAATCAGGGATATGTAGACTGGGAAACGGGCGTGTTGGACACTCTAGCATGGTTTGAGTCACTTCAACAATGAACCTTGATTCCAAGTATCTTGGAAGGTTTGTTACGGCAAAGTTAATGGGACTAGAGGATTGTCGGCAGGGATGGGTTATTGAACTTTGTCCTTTTATCATCCAAGGAGAAAGCGGCGATTTTTATCAATGTGAAGGCACGCCGATTATAGTGAAAAACCCTCCACCCATAAACCGGCCAGCACCACCTAATAATGAAGGAGAAACGAAAGTGGGATACTGTAATAAACATGATGCCTATAATGGAAATGGGCATTGTGAATGGTGTGATAGGGAAAAAGAAGTCGGCACCGATATTTCGCAGCTTATGAAATTCTACAATGTAGGCGAGCTGATTGATCTAATATCAGCTATGGAAAAACATATAGAAAGCCTGCAAGCATCAAGACGACCTGAGGGATCGCAGGGACAATACTATTTCACGAAGGCACGTGAAGGATAGCAAATCCGGCCAGCACCACCAATTGAGGAAAATAAAATGAGCACAGAGATAATTAGGACGCTTCGCTCTATGGCATGGTCGAGGGCAAAAGGAGAACTACATAGCATGCTCCATACCTTTTGGCCTCAAACTGCGAGCCCCGAACAATACACAAAAATGGCTGATGCCATAAAGGTCTTTATCAAAGAAATTGAGGATAACGCATTGCACGAATAGATTATGGTGCTGCGGTGTGAATCAATAATGCAGATGTCCGATAGCCTATGGCTCTGCTATGGCCAACGATAACGCCGTCAGCACCACCCTAATTCTTCTTATGATCTGTGCCTGGCTTTTCTAATTGTTTTATCCGAAATTCTAACTCGACAATTTTGTCGTGTTCCCGGCTTTTTGCGCCTGCAATAGCATCTTGACAGCCTACAACAGTTCTTATCAATGCTTTAAGCTTCGCCTTTGATTCTACCTTGTGTAGTTCTAAATGGTGTTCAAGAGTATCAACCCGATTCCCAAGAGTATTCCCGTAATTAACGAGCCAAAGGATTGCGGCAACCATAAGCGCGCCCACGACATTCTGTGCAGCTCGTGGGAAGTTAATTCCCTTTCCTTGGTTAACAGCGTCCAGCGCCCTGTTGGTTGATGTAGGCTCATTCAATCGGCTCTGCCTATCGGATTCATGGCGTTTAAGATATTTTAAACTTTTGTGTTATACTTAGCATAGGAGGTCGAAATGGAAATATTGCTTTTTTTTGCACTCTCTTGGTTAGCATTATATGCTTTGGTTGCTTTGCGTGTATTGCTCGATGATCTTGGATTCTGGAAATTTTAGTTATTCCGCCCCGATTATCGTAGCCCAGCTAGCGCCTAGCGCGTTCATCCATGCTTGAGTGCGCGGTTTTATTTGCCTGAGCTTTTTAAGCTGGGTTTTCAACTTTGTCATACCTTCAGGATCGGTAATAATCCGCGCTAGAGTTTCACTATACTTCCCCATCCTAACATCTTCCCAAGCCTCTAAAATCTTAGACGGCCTGAGCAGCCGGGTAGCTTTAGGAATACCCGCCATAGCCTCGTCTTTCATTTCGCCGATCATAACTTGGCGCTGTGCTGTAATCGACTGGCCTTTGAATGCCCGCCCAGTTGCTTGTAATACATCCATTAAATCGTTCAATGATTGGTATTGTTGAGTAGATAGTGCATTCTTTAGCATTGATTTCTTAGCCATGCTGCCGAAAATCTTTTTCCTGTACATCCCGCCGATGTTACCAGCTTCACCGATAGAGCTTTCGGCCATCTCTTCGAATGTTTGCTGTAAATGTCCTCTAACAACAGCATCCCATGCTTCTGGATTGTAAGCAGTAATCAGCTTGCGCGCTTGGCGAATTGCTTGCGGCGAACTGGCTTTGCCGAAAAGCGTATTACCTAGATTAGGTGCGATTTTTTCAGCTTGCTTTATTGCCTCACCAGCCAGGGACTCATCAAGCTCTGTTATTGGTTCTGACATCCTTCTGAACGCTTCGCGCCCCGTGCGATATTCTGGAACCTGCTCTTCAATTGTTTCTAATAGCGATTCTTTTACTGTCTGTAATTGCCTGACTTGCGCAAGTTTTCCCTTGCGTTTAGCCGCTTCAATCACATCGTCAAGATCCATTTTTACATTATGAGCAGCGCCTGCCGTTTCTTTTCCCTTGAGTGCGTTCTGAATCCGCGCTAGCTTTCCGCCGATAGCCGTTCCTTTGAAATCCGGCATAACAGCCTCAATACCCTCAATTACAGGGTTTATATCTAACGGCTGTGGGCCAGCCTCTTTATAGAACGGGGCTGCTGTCGCTTTACGTCTTGTAACCAGTCTCTCACGCCCTTCTTGTGCAGCACGAATACCTTTCTGATAGGCCCCCGCTGGCGTTGCTTCGTCCGACAGATTCCCGAGGTAATCGTATACCGCACGCTGAACCTTGGTATTTCGGTATTTTAGAAAGTCTTCCATGATTGCAGAGCTTTCCGGCAAATCCCTCAACAAAGCCTGTTGATTGAGCAAATCACGTAAATTTGTTTTTTCCGCTGGTGTTAAGGGGATGCCCGTTCTTTCCGCCTTTGAAGTAAGTCGCCCAACTACAGCAGGATCAAGTCTGTCTAAATCCCTTACTGCTCGCCTGGTTAAGTATTTCCCAGCAAGCTGCCCAAACCCTTCACCACCCGCCGCCCATGCGGCTTCCTCACTCATAGCGCCTATATTGCCTAGTGGGGTTTGCGGCTCACCATAAACAGCCCCAGCTTGAATTTTTCTTAATGCCTCACCAGCTGCACCACCTAATCCAGCACCTAACATTCCCCCGATAGGCCCGCCCGCCATTGTTCCGGCAAATGCGCCATAACCTGAGCCGCCGACACTCTCAGCATGTCCTAACATACTAGCGCCGAATTCTTTAGTCCCTGCAAGAAATCCGCTTGGCCTGGACAAGTACCACTTTTTGTCCTCTGCCTGATAAGCAGGCCCTTTCGGCGTCATTTTATATCGCTTGCTTCGTTCGGCTTCTGACAGGTTTGGAAAGCGGTTTTCCGCTAAGATGTTCATCTGTGTTTGAGGATCGTCAGCCCGGAAGGATTCAGACAGACTCAGAAAGTCCGCACCTTTGCTTGGTACATCAAGGGGTACTATCTGTTTTGCTTGTGGCGGCTTTTGTTCGCCCAATTTCGCCTGTACCCTTGAAAACGCTTCCTCTTTCGTCGCACCGGATTCTTGGTATTCTTTCCCGTCTGGCGATGTAAAAGTAAAGAGTGCCATTAGTTTTCCTTTACTGTCCAACCTGCGGGAATGTCTCCAGTTGTTTTCCCATATCCGCGTAATTCCGCCAGCCGTTTTGTTAGTGCTACCAGATTAGACTTAGTTAATCTCAAGTTTTCGGAAAATAGAGCTTTGGCCTGACCTAAAGAGGGAAGCTGTTCTCTAAACACTGCCTGCTCTGCTGGACCTACTTGCGCTCCACGCATTGCTGCCAGCAAGATCGTCTCTAGCTTTTTAAGGGACGCAACCCCCCGCGCCTCATCTACATTAAGTTTTGTGGCCCAACTTATAAGCGGGGTTTTCGCCGCCCAAGCTTCCGCAACTAAGAACGGACTTGACGGGTCGAAGTTCCCACTTGCCATAGCGGAATCAATTTCCGCCATCAGATCTTGACTGATGTCAGCCTGTGCAATTTGTTTCGCTTCGCCTGCTGTTACTTCATGGCTTTTCACAACCTTCGGGCCTGTGGATGTCCGCACGACAACATCAGATTTCGAGAAACCCATCCTTTCCTTTTCTTCATCCCCATATACACTACCCTCGGCACCGCCAGTCACCATGCTCACCAAAGGTTGTCCTGGCATAGGCGCAAGCCCTGCCGCCTGGCTTCGCGGAACAAACTGTGCTGTTGGTTTCCCGTCCGGGCCTCGAACCATAGCCTTTACCAGAGGCTCACCAGTTTGCGCCTTCGGGAATAACGCTGAGCCATAAGCCTTTCCGAATTGTTGCGGATAAGCCGCTGCATAAGCTTTCTGCGCTGGGGGAAGTCCTTGTGCCATTTGTGCACGCGCCACCGCTTGTGCCTGTTGCTGGTTCATTTGCTGTTGCGCCGCTTGCTGTTGAAGTTTCTGCGCCGCCATTTGCTGCAAAGCCTGTTTCTGCTTTGTCTGCAACATTTGCGATTGCTGTGCACCCCTCAACCCACCCATAAGCTGATACCCAAAGTATCCGGCCCTAGGATCGAGAGATGGCGCGTTTGCACCCAGGATGCCAATACCAGCACCAAGCATCGGGTTATTGACGTTGAAATTTCCTGATCCCGACATGATTACCTCACTTTAACGCGCCTGAAAGTGCGCCAAGCCCAGCCCCCGCCGCCAAACCCCAAGGCCCCGCTAAACCAGTAGCCGCTGCCGCTGGCCCCGCGGCCCCAGCCGCTGTTGCTGCTGTCCCTAATCCTAATGATGGTGCCGCCCATTGAAGTGCAGGCCCTAATGCACTATATCCCGCCATTCCACCACCAAGCGCGCCCATTAACGGATTCTGGCCATATGTCGGCCTAGTCTGTTGACTGCCAGGGGCCATCCCCTGAATGATCGCTGATCGAGTACCCAGAACACGTTCCGGTTCCATTTGCTCAAACTGCCAGCGTGCAACCTCATCAGACAATTGCTGTTGCGACTTGGCTTCTCTCGCAGCCCCTACAGCGCCCAACTGTCCAATGTCTGCGTAGTCGGCCTGGGCTAACCCTGGTGCTGCTAATGTAGCCTGTTGCATTCTGTTTCTTTCGCCTTGATACAGCGGTGCCCACTGTTGGGCAAAGGCATCACCCAAGGCTCTCATTTCGCTTTCTTGAGACAACCCCCCGCCATAACGCCCAACACCCGCGGCTTGTCCCTGGATATATGGCGAAATCTGCCTTCTTGATGCTTCAAAGGCCGATTGAAACCCTGGGGTATTAGCTATGTCGAGATATCCGCCGCCAGTTGTTAACAGGTTTTCCTGTTGAGCCGACGGCAATAGGGGACTTCCCGCTAAGGCACGTTGTTCCCGCATTCCCAGGGCCTGCTCTGTTTGCGGCCCAAAAGGTGTAATTGTAGACTCAGGATAATATTGCTGCTCTTTGAGCGCATCTGCTGCTGCATATAAAGCATGTAAATGTTCGTCTTGTCCACTCCAGGGACCAGTTGAGACTTCCTGTTTACCGCCGCCTTTTCCGCCGCCACCCATTATCCTAACTCCTTGCGCCATACGTGATGCGCAGTCTCGTAACCTAGTTCTTTAAGTATAGCCTTCCAGCCGGGTCTACCGTATATTTCAATACTGTTACACCCTCGCCGCTTTGCTGCATCTTCCCACACCTTCTGATATTCCGCATATTCATGTTCCCCCTCACCACCTAAAAGAATCAACCCGTAAACATTGCGCAGAGGAAACGATGACGGTTCGCATATAACCGCTGTCTTTAGATCTGGCGTTACAAACAAGTCCGCCGCATTATTGAGCAACTTTGCGAGCCAGTGATAAGTGGCAAATTTACCCCCGCCAAAGTTATTCGCAGACTGGATGTAAGGCTCAATATGTAACCATATAGCCGGTATTTCCTGGGGTGGGACATAAATCATCTGGCCCTCGTTTGTATTTCATCCCCATAAGCGGTAAATGTCATCGTGTCGTCTTTGTCGCATTTTATACCCAGGTTTCCCGATGAATTATTCATAACGATATAAGTTTCAATCATGCACGCATCATTGGCATCGATGGTTTTATCCCAAACTAATGCTGTATTTTTGTCGTATGTCGAACCGTCTTCGTCGTGAAACAATCGAATAGTCGCGCTTGCCCCTGCAACATTGCACACATGTATTTTTTTAACGACTGTGTTTACCCCGTCTTGTGGGCTATATAATGAAGTCGCCGCTGTGCTCGCCAAGTGTTCTTGTCCTAGTTGCCGACCAAAAACCTGTTCGGCACTACGCTGGATAACTACTTGTGGGCCTGGCATTAGTAAATACTCGACTTTGAGCCTTCAACGACTGTAATTCCCAACGCCTTGGCAAATCCACCTGTTATTGTTGCTCTGAATCGATGAAACCTTGCGTCTATTCTCATCGCATGATTTCCATCTCTTTCCGCACTTGAATCTGATCCCCAGGAAACCGTCCCCGTAATGACATCTCGATATCCTGGGGCTACGACAACACTTATTCCCACCGTGTCGATCTCAGGGCGTACTTTGTTGATAATTGTTCTGTTTTGTCCTGACAACCTTTGTTCTTTGGTTTCTAGTATTGCTTCCATCGCTGCCCCATCAAATTGCCCGCTCTTGTGTGAGTCACAAAAACCACTCAGGTTAATGGCTCCGCCAATCCACACAGGCGAATCGAGAGAGTGTCCCAAAGCATCGATGCTTGCGCTAACCGTGTCTAGTTGTTCAAGGGTATAGTCTTCACCAAATGAGTCAAAAATCCAATGCATATCGTCAACAAACCGCGACCATTTCCCTGTCTTTAAATCTAAGATCAATCCGTTATTTGGCCTGCCATCAGCATTCCCTGTCCCGGCAAATATCCACACAAGACGATTGTTGCGCCGATCTATAGCGCCAACAATGTTGTGCATGTAATTTTCATCAACCTCGCGAAAAAACCAATCATCTATTTTGTTTTTGCCGATATGAGTCACATCCGTTCCATCGGACACCGCCTTAAACCCGGAATTTTCAAGGAAAAAGACAGCATCCCCGTACTGAACAATACTATTAGGCGCTCGCGTTCCCATTCCCGGCAAGGTTTCATTAAGCGAAAAAACCAAAGGCGGGCCTATATAGTCCATTCTCTGAATAGATCGCTCTTGGATAATTACGCCATACGAACCACCGCAAACTTTGTGAATTAACCCACCGTTTCCTTGTAAGTCCTGGTAATCGGATTGAGCCGCCGGGTTTGTTGTCCATTCCGTCTCGTCGTTAATCCCGCACCACCGAATCCTAGACGGGTATCTTGTCGCCGACTCGTACAAATTCCCCATTACAACGAAATCCTTGACCACCGCAATATGTCTCGCTTGTGGCGGACTTCCTCCAAGATCGGCAAATTCTGTTGAACCAACGGCCCCAATGGATATTATCTGCGGAGGAACCGGCGTTCCCGAATTAATCCCGCCAACAGCGATGATCTTTTCACCCCACTTCACGAATTCCCACTTATCGCCATCACTTACAGCATAAACCCCAGATGCTTTGCTTTGATCTGTCCAAGTGCCTGTAGATAATTGATAGAGTTTCGTTCCCGTTCCAGCATAGTTATAGCTCAGCTTCCCACTTGACTGCGCAGCAAAGGCCCCCCGGCAGAATCCATTTAGCGCGCTTGACGACGTATTTAACGCATTCAATTCTTTGAACCCCTCGGCTGTTGCAACTACATTTTTTGCCTCAGTGGCCCCGTTGTTTCCATAAGCTGCAATATCCGGCAGAAATTCACCGAATGGAATCATAGCAATTGCTCTCCAACGCTCTCTTTATTCATAGAATATGTTTATTTGTCCAGCATCGAATGTGTCTGTCCCATCCCTTGTTAGCCTAACCTGAGTCAATGTGCCAGTGAGCGTTTTTGTCCCGCCACCGTGGCATGTGCGGGTGGCGTTATGGGCGACAGCATGGCTAGCAATCCAGACATTTCCGGTAATGTTTTCTATTGTCATTCGACCGGAAATCGCCGCCCCTGCCAGTTTGACACGCAGCACAAAACCTGCTGTTTCATCACTAACGCCGCTTGCAGCCGTATCTCGCAAAATTCCACTGCGTGAAACATATCCGCTTGTTTCAAAACCCCCAGCATCGCCGATTTGAATTAGGATGTCATCTGTTCCGCTTAATGAGACCCCATCAAATAAAACGACTACACGTTTAACCCAGGCTGGAATGCCGGTAAAATCGTAAACAGTCCCGGCTGTACTTGTGTCTTGTACTGTGTCGGCGGTTATCCTGTCTTTCCAGGCAGCATCGGTTCCATCTGTTCCAAGCGTCTGTCCGGCTGTACCTACCGCTAATCTTTCAGCAGCACTGCCAGCACTTCCCCGAATAACATCACCTCTTGTGGTGATTACATCAGCCTGGTTGTTACCTATAGCGGCGTTTATATCATAGGCATTTACGCTGAGAAGATGGAAAACGTCATTTGTCTGTTCATAACAAACCAGGCAAATCTGATTCGCAATAATATCGTCTGCAATCAGATCCTCAGAAACATATTTTTTTATAGCCTTCGCACCTATTGCGTTAATGTTCAGCGTAGCCGCACCTGTACAGGCGTGGTTAGCTTCAAACGCATATATCTGCCCTTGTGCGTAAGCCGCGACACCATCCTTAGTTGTCAGGGCATAGACACCTGCTGCACCTGTGGAACTGATCCCGCCGCCAACGTCCTGATAGTATTCCGCCATATCCGCCATAATTTCGCGCATGGCATCGTTAACGGTTGACGGCGCGCACCCTTCCCCGGTATCCACGCCATCAACATCTGTATTGCTAGCAGCAACGACTGTATAATCTACAATATGATTTTTTGCCATTATGAGTAACTCGTTATCGCGCCGCGTCTAGCTTGGCGCTTTTGTTGACGGTTATAGCGGGTTTTCAGTTTTTCGTACTCGTTTTCCCAGACTTGTATTCTGTTGTCTTCTTTTAAAAATGGGGCCGTCGCACACAAACTGGCGAATAACAACGCACCCGGCACATTGTCTGTCCATTCGTTTGTTGCATTCGTCCCAGACAAGACAGCAGGCGTGAAATAGTAAGTCCCTTTTACGTCATAGCTGGAATCCGGATACTGCCCGAACACAAACTCTGCCCCATCTATAGCGATGTATTTGGGCTTCCCGCTTGCTGATCGCGAAGGGAATTTTCTATAAAGCCACTGAGAGTCCTTTACCTCTAACGTCTGGATAGGGTTTCCATCGATATACGCATGTTTCAGCTCGACGAAATCCGAAGGAACAGCGGCAACACCACTAGCCATTGTGACGCTGAGCGCGGTTTCTATGCCGCGAATTCGCATTTCCGTTGCCAGTCTTTCCTCACCAAGCGAGATAAAGTCATCCAGATACGAAGTTAAATCACTTCGCGCCAGCCAATTGGCAATCGATGTTTTCAGATCTGAATAGGTGTTATATGCCATAAGCTTTCGTCGTGTCGTAGTGCTGAATACCAGGGCGGTAATCGTAAGCCGTATTATCTATAAAATATGGGGGCAAACAATTCAAACATAACTGCAATAAATCGCTCTCTTCTTCTGTTCTGGCGAGAATAAATTCATGGATATTGGTTTGAAAAAAAGCAGACTTAGAAAGTAATGGAATCCATCTGTTGTCGAAAGGATACTGCTTCAACACATTGCTTTTTATGTATCGGTTTATCAAGTAAAACAGTTTTATTGTTTCTAGCGACTGCATCCAATCGAAATAGCGATTCACTTCTTTAGCCGGCATTTCCATCATACATCGTAAAGCAATTACAAGATCCGCATCATTTGGAAGCTCTGTCGTTATCTCGAAACCATCGAGTCCTACGGTGTTTTCCAGATAATAAGCCTGCATTTCATGATGCTCGGGCAAGTCGATCAAAGTGATTTTAGTGTCTGGATATAACTTCCTTAATACCGCAGATAACGCACCATAACCCGGCCCGATTTCTACAATATGTTGAGGTATCTCTGCATACCTCAATATCTGCCAAGCATTATGAACCGCCAAAATATCTGATGTTGTTAGCTTCCAGCCGTTAAAGTCTTGATAATGCGGATTTCCGACACCACAATAATAATATTTTTCAAAGAATTCCTTTCCGCACATGTCCATTGCCATCATTAAAAGAAGTTCCATTCCTCTCAATTCAATTTGCGGTTTCGTGGTTCCGTCTCTATGTGTGTGCCCGTCAAGTCCCGCGCTCATACCATTGCGCCGAAAGTTTTTGATATCGCCAGAATCAAGCTGCCTTCCTTTCCAATGGCCGCCGTACATGGCTTTTTGTGCCGCCGTGTTCATGCTGCCTTAATGTCTCTTTCCTTTAGCCAGCCAATCAGTTTTTCTTCCATCTCTTTCATCGATGGGTTTTTGAGCGGAATCGTACTATGCGCCCAAGGGTAAACGTCTCTAGCAAAGATCCACCCTGTGTGTTTTGGGGCTATCACCCAGCAATCGACACCCAAGGCCCCCGCCATCTGCGAAACAGTTGTCGGAACCGTGATAACAAGATCCAGATTAGCTACTAGCGCCGCCGTTAGATCATAGTCCAGCCCTTTCGCTGTAATCCAAGGAAAGGTATGTATTTCAATGTTCCGCTTCTCTCGATACTCGGCGATTTCCTGCTCTCTATCATGGTATTCAAGAGACACCCACGTAACATCCTGCCTGAGAATCGGCGTCAGCTCGTCCAATGTTCTCGTTCTGAGATATCCCCGCGTTTGATCGATGCCACCTGTCCAGGCTATGCCAACCTTCGGTTTCGGCCCCAAGGAATCTAGCAATCGCTTAAAACTAAGCGCCATTTCTGGATGGGGTTTTAAATAGGGTGTCCCTGGAAAGTCGTCATCGTGGTTGCGGTAGAATCGCGGAAGTGTCGCCATCGCCACATGGGCCTCTGGGTTGTGATCCCTTTCCCATACGACTTCCTTATCCCACCGCGTTCCATAAACAGTAGCCTCTGGAAAAGATCGCTTGAACAGTCCCATAAGTCTAGGCATGCAGTCTATAACAACCTCGGCACTATCCCGGATAAGATCGGGGAAGCATGAAGCGTACATCAGTTCGTCGCCTATTCCCTGCTCACCGGATACCACTACACGCTTGCCCGGTGTGCCGTCCCATTCTGGTTCATCGCCATATACATAATGTTCTCGCTTTCCTGTTTCTAACATAATGCGATACAGCGGCCATGCTTCCCTAAACCGCCCTTGGCACAAATAAGTGAACCCCCGGCTAACCAGCGCGCTTTTATTTTTCGGTTCTAACGATATTGCTTTGTCTGCATATTCCAAGGCTTTATCATAATCGCCTGAAATATAAGACAGCAGAGCCATATTTGCCCATGCATTAGGAAGTTCTTTCCCGCGCTTTGCTGCTAACTTTATGGCTTTCCTAAAACACCACATAGACTTCGGCCAGCCTTCTGGTGTATCTGGATGCGCCCTGCCGAAATTAACCCACACTTCGGGGATATCCGCGCCTAATTTACATGCACGCGCCAATATATTATAAGCCAGCCCATGCCTTCCATCTTCAAGCATAATTGTACCGACTTGGAAAATCGTTCCCACGTCGTTTGCATCAACGTCCAATAAATCCATTGCAATATGCAAAGCTTCGGCAAAGTCCTTTTTTTCGATCAATTCCTTAATCTTGAGGTTTTCGGCGCTAATATCGTTCGTATTCATTAGAATTTTATTCTGTTTGGGTTGAGTTTTTGGAATTCCGCAGACTGCATTTTCTTCTTAGCATATTCCTGCCAAGGCTTTGTAAACACGTTCGTTCCGCTTTCTGTTGCCCACTCTTGGCATAACACCAGCGGAACAGATCCAACAAACCACCAATCCTTGCTTTTGTCTAAATAATCCCCCGCCAGTGCATTAAACTTAACAATATCTTCCGCGTCTTGTACTGATTCAATTACCGAGTTCCCGTCAGTATCAGTATGGATATAATCGGTATTTTTCGTTTGTGCGTCATATTCAAGTAATCGCCTAGACATATCCAAACCTCTCGAAATCGTTCCTATAGAAATCTTGTGCCAATTTTCTCGCATCCCCCGTTATTACTTGTTGCCAAGGCAGATGTTCGGTTTTGTTATGATGTCTTAACGGCTTCAACCAGGTAAATTGCTCTCTAAGCTTTTCCCAGTCTTCAAGCAGGCTCTCAAATCTTCCCAGAAAGTCAGGTTCTTGAAAGATTTGTTCTGATTGAGTAATAATGTGATTATCCCTTGAATATTTGGTGATCGCCTTTTCTGGCGACTTCCAT